GGTGATCTGCTTGGACTGATGCTGATACTCGGTGTTACACTTGGTGACACGCTCGGGCTAATACTGAGGCTTGGTGTCACCGAAGGTGTTATACTTGGACTGATGCTGATACTTGGTGTTCTTGACGGTGTAATAGACGGTGTAATACTTGGACTAATGCTGATACTCGGTGTTACACTTGGTGTCACGCTCGGGCTAATACTGATGCTTGGTGTCACCGAAGGTGTTATACTCGGACTGATGCTGATGCTTGGTGTTCTTGACGGTGTGATCGATGGGGTAATACTCGGACTGATGCTTATCGATGGTGTCACCGAAGGTGTTATACTCGGACTGATGCTGATGCTTGGTGTTCTTGACGGTGTAATACTCGGACTAATACTGATGCTTGGTGTCACAGACGGTGATACACTCGGACTGATGCTTATTGATGGAGTCACCGAAGGTGATACGCTTGGACTAATACTAATGCTCGGCGTAATGCTTGGCGTTACACTCGGACTAATACTGATGCTTGGTGTCACCGAAGGTGATACACTTGGACTGATACTGATCGATGGTGTTACAGACGGCGTAATACTAGGCGTAATACTAGGACTGATACTAATACTAGGAGTCACCGATGGTGTTATACTCGGACTGATACTAATACTTGGTGTGATAGACGGAGTAATACTCGGACTAATGCTAATTGATGGTGTGATGCTTGGTGTAATACTTGGAGTAATACTCGGACTGATACTGATGCTTGGTGTTATACTCGGAGTTCTGGTCGGCGTTACACTTGGTGTTCTGCTCGGACTGATACTGATCGATGGGGTAACACTTGGTGTCACACTCGGTGTAATACTTGGGCTAATGCTAATGCTCGGCGTAACAGAAAGTGACACACTCGGACTAATGCTGATACTTGGTGTTATCGAAGGTGACACGCTCGGACTGATGCTGATACTCGGGGTCACAGACGGTGTAATAGACGGTGTAATACTAGGACTGATACTGATCGATGGTGTTACAGACGGTGACACACTTGGACTAATGCTGATTGATGGTGTAATGCTTGGAGTCACCGAAGGTGATACACTTGGACTAATGCTGATTGATGGTGTCACCGATGGCGTAACACTTGGACTGATGCTAATACTTGGAGTTACACTTGGTGTTACACTCGGACTGATACTGATGGATGGCGTAACACTTGGCGTCACCGATGGTGTTACACTTGGGCTGATACTGATACTTGGTGTTACGCTTGGCGTGACACTTGGACTGATGCTAATTGAAGGTGTCACTGAAGGTGTAACAGTAACAGACGGTGTTATAGAAGGCGTTGGAGACGGAACTATACCTCTCCTAATATATGTTATAAAAGGTTGTGTATCGGTATCAGTACCGGACGAATTACTCTCAATTTTAATCCAATAGTAAGTATCACCGTTGACAGAGGTTGTACCCCATGTACCCGGTATTGTCCACCACACGACACCAGCACCATTTGTTACGAAATCCTTGAGGCCAGTTACCGTTTCCTGTAAATTGGTTACGGGTACCCAATCTATACTATTTGAATCCCAATAATACCACGTTGTACCACTACTCAATATACCGGCAGAATCAACCTTTACATCAGCGGCATAAAATGGAGTTGCATCACCTACATACAAGGTTCCCCTGACTGCTACTGCCGATGGTGTTATTGAGGGTGTAATAGATGGCGTAATACTTGGCGTAATACTAGGACTGATACTGATGCTTGGAGTTACACTTGGTGTTTCGCTTGGACTAATGCTGATTGACGGTGATACACTTGGTGTTATCGATGGTGTAACACTTGGACTGATACTAATAGATGGAGTCACCGATGGTGTAATAGAAGGTGTAACACTTGGACTGATACTGATGGATGGAGTAATACTTGGCGTTACACTTGGACTGATGCTGATTGATGGTGTTTCACTTGGTGTAATACTTGGCGTAATACTAGGACTAATGCTGATTGACGGTGATACACTTGGTGTTATCGATGGTGTAACACTTGGACTAATACTAATTGATGGTGTTACTGATGGTGTAATAGAAGGTGTTACGCTTGGACTAATACTAATTGATGGTGTTACTGATGGTGTAATAGAAGGTGTTACGCTTGGACTGATGCTGATTGACGGTGTAATGCTTGGAGTCACCGAAGGTGATACACTTGGACTAATGCTGATTGATGGTGTTTCACTTGGTGTAATACTTGGCGTAATACTAGGACTGATACTGATCGATGGTGTTACAGACGGTGACACACTTGGACTAATGCTGATTGATGGTGTTACAGACGGTGACACGCTCGGACTGATGCTGATCGATGGTGTTACTGATGGTGTAATCGATGGTGTTACACTTGGACTAATACTAATTGATGGTGTTACTGATGGTGTAACACTCGGACTAATACTGATCGATGGTGTAACACTTGGTGATACACTTGGACTCACACTTGGACTGATGCTGATCGATGGTGTTATTGACGGTGTAACACTTGGACTGATGCTGATTGATGGTGTTACTGAAGGTGTAACACTTGGTGTAACACTTGGACTGATACTAATACTAGGAGTCACCGAAGGCGATACACTCGGACTGATACTAATACTAGGAGTCACCGAAGGCGATACACTCGGACTGATGCTGATGCTTGGCGTTATAGACGGTGTAATACTCGGACTTATACTAATACTTGGTGTCACCGATGGTGATACACTTGGACTAATGCTAATGCTCGGAGTTACAGACGGTGTGATACTCGGACTAATGCTGATACTTGGAGTAATGCTCGGCGTTATAGACGGTGTGATACTCGGGCTGATGCTGATACTTGGTGTTATTGATGGGGTAATACTTGGCGTTATAGAAGGCGTAACACTCGGGCTAATGCTAATTGATGGCGTAACACTTGGTGTGATACTCGGAGTAATAGATGGTGTTTCACTTGGACTAATACTGATACTTGGTGTTACTGATGGTGTTTCACTTGGACTGATACTGATACTTGGTGTTATAGACGGTGATACACTTGGTGTTTCACTTGGACTGATACTGATTGATGGTGTTATCGAAGGTGTAACACTCGGACTAATACTGATCGATGGTGTTACTGACGGTGTAATACTTGGTGTAACACTCGGACTTATGCTGATCGATGGTGTTATTGACGGTGTAACACTTGGACTGATGCTGATTGATGGTGTGATACTTGGTGTGATGCTTGGCGTAATACTTGGACTAATGCTAATACTCGGAGTTACAGACGGTGTGATACTCGGACTAATGCTGATACTCGGTGTCACCGAAGGTGATACACTCGGACTGATGCTGATCGATGGTGTCATGCTCGGAGTCACCGATGGTGTTATACTCGGGCTGATGCTGATTGATGGAGTCACCGATGGTGTTATACTCGGACTGATACTGATTGATGGAGTTACCGATGGTGTTACACTTGGACTTACACTTGGGCTGATGCTGATTGATGGAGTTATCGATGGTGTAATACTCGGACTGATGCTGATCGATGGTGTAATAGACGGCGTTACCGATGGTGTTACGCTCGGACTAATGCTAATACTCGGAGTTACAGACGGTGTAATACTCGGACTGATGCTAATCGATGGTGTTATTGATGGTGTTATACTTGGTGTAATACTTGGGCTAATACTGATGCTTGGCGTCACCGATGGTGTAATACTTGGTGTAATGCTTGGGCTAATACTGATCGATGGTGTAATAGATGGAGTGATGGATGGTGTTACACTTGGACTAATACTAATAGATGGTGTAATTGACGGAGTAATACTCGGACTAATGCTGATTGATGGTGTAATAGACGGTGTAACCGATGGTGTAATAGACGGTGTTACACTTGGACTAATACTAATTGATGGGGTAATACTTGGACTGATGCTAATACTTGGGGTCACGCTGGGTGTTGAACTTGCAGATAATCCGGGGCTAACAGTAATCGTAGGAGTAATACTAACACTTGGACTGATACTGATGCTCGGAGTAATACTTGGACTGATACTGATGCTCGGAGTAATACTTGGTGTTACCGATGGCGTTTCACTTGGACTGATACTAATAGATGGAGTAACAGAAGGAGTTTCACTCGGACTAATGCTAATGCTTGGTGTGATGCTTGGCGTAACAGACGGTGTAATTGACGGAGTAATACTAGGACTGATACTGATGCTTGGTGAAATGCTTGGCGTAACAGAAGGAGTTTCACTTGGGCTGATGCTGATACTTGGCGTTACGGACGGTGTAATAGACGGAGTAATACTCGGACTAATACTGATGGATGGGGTAATACTTGGTGAAATGCTTGGAGTAATAGACGGTGTTTCACTTGGACTGATGCTGATTGACGGTGTAATACTTGGTGTAATACTTGGTGTAATACTAATAGATGGCGTTACAGAGGGTGTAATTGATGGGGTAATACTTGGACTAATGCTGATGCTTGGCGTCACCGATGGTGTTACACTCGGTGTAATACTTGGAGTAATACTGATACTTGGAGTAATACTAGGTGTAATGCTTGAAGTTATCGATGGTGTAATACTTGGAGTAATACTCGGACTGATACTGATGCTTGGAGTTACTGATGGTGTAATAGACGGCGTTGCGCTTGGGCTAATACTGATTGACGGTGTAATACTTGGAGTAATACTTGGAGTAATACTTGGAGTAATACTCGGACTGATGCTGATGCTTGGTGAAATGCTCGGAGTAATAGACGGTGTTACACTTGGGCTGATGCTAATTGACGGAGTAATAGACGGTGTAACCGATGGTGTTATTGATGGCGTTATAGTTGGTGTAATAGTAATACTTGGAGTAATACTTGGAGTAATTAATACTGGACTTGGTGTGATAGACGGAGTTACAGATGGTGTAGCAGAAGCTCTTGGGCAATATCCAAAAAATTCACTTATACTATGCGGTGCTACTCCATCAGGTCGTATTGAACTATTAATATTGATATTGATAGTTGATAAATCTTTTAAACTGGTGGGTGTACCAGTAGGATCACCTTTGTATACAGAAATCTGCCCGATACTCAACGGACCTACTAATGGTATACATCCCAGTAATGTTGGTGTGATTGATGGAGTTGGACTAATTGGAGGTCCAGTCATAGTTCAGTTTCCTCAAGCACTATAATAAGGACCTTGCACATCGTTTGTTGTACTACTTGCTGCATCGGCTGTTTCATCTGTCCATGTCGGAGGATTGCTCAAATAAAACCACACTTTTGCAAACGCATTTACTATTAATGAAGCAGACGGTGTTACACTTGGCGTAACGCTTGGTGATACACTTGGACTGATGCTGATACTAGGTGTAACGCTTGGTGATACACTTGGACTAATACTAATTGATGGTGTAATACTTGGACTAACTGACGGTGTTACACTCGGACTGATGCTAATCGATGGTGTTATTGATGGTGTTATACTTGGCGTAACGCTTGGTGATACACTTGGACTGATGCTGATACTAGGGGTAACGCTTGGACTAACTGACGGTGTTACACTTGGACTAATACTGATCGATGGTGTCACCGAAGGTGATACACTTGGACTTATGCTGATCGATGGTGTTACTGACGGTGTAATACTTGGTGTGATGCTTGGACTGATACTGATCGACGGTGTAATTGATGGCGTAATACTTGGACTAATACTGATCGATGGTGTCACCGAAGGTGATACACTTGGACTTATGCTGATCGATGGTGTTACTGACGGTGTTATTGATGGAGTAACAGAAGGAGTAACACTTGGACTAATACTGACGCTTGGTGTGATGCTCGGTGTTATAGATGGCGTAACACTCGGACTAATACTGATTGATGGTGTTACACTTGGTGTTACACTTGGGCTAATGCTGATAGATGGTGTTACACTTGGTGATACACTTGGACTCACACTTGGGCTAATGCTGATCGATGGTGTTACACTTGGTGTGACACTTGGGCTAATACTGATCGATGGTGTTACACTTGGTGTGACACTTGGGCTAATGCTGATAGATGGTGTTACACTTGGTGATACACTTGGACTCACACTTGGACTAATACTGATCGATGGTGTTACACTTGGTGTTACCGATGGTGACACGCTCGGACTTATGCTGATGGAAGGAGTTACCGAAGGTGATACACTCGGACTAATACTAATACTTGGGGTTATTGATGGTGTTACGGATGGGGATGGTGTTGGTGACGGTGGAGTATACTCCGTTAAATCCTGTGTCCACGTAATGTATGCGTTCGCATCGTCATAGTCAATGTCAAGAGTATATGATGTGGCCTTATCTTGAACTTGCTGTGTCCACAATTCTAATACTAATCGATCACCATCTTGAATGGCAAGGGATGAACCACTGAATTGTCGTGGAGTACCTGCCGGTGAGGTTGTCCATTCAACTGGTGTACCACCGGGTGTTGCACCTAACTGTACATCACTGTCGTAAATGGTACCGACTTTGGTTTGCGTCGATGGACGCCACACATACAGAACGTGTGACCAATATACGTTAGCACGAGTGTTACCTTCAGTACTGTCGCATCGAACTTCCCATGTCTGTGCATTAATTGTTTGTGCGGCTAATTGGGGTGATACCCACGTACCCCAATGTGCTGTCTGCAACGCCACTTGGGCTAGAGAGTTTGTAGAACGTACTGTTTGAGTATTGGTATGTGAAGCAGCTAAGTCTCGTGTCTGAAATGTAAGTGAGTTATCACTACCACTGGGCCACGTAGTAGATTGCTCTGACGCCGGTGCGTTAGTTAAGTTATTGGTTGCTTCACTTAGATAATATAGTGTTGCCATTTAGACTATTCCTGCAAACGTAAAGTACATTCTACTGGTAAATCATCACCAAAAAATGATGGTGCAACAGGTGCATCTATTCGGTCAGGATGACGAGAATCAATACATGCGTATGGAGTACCGGGCTCCCCCTGCCAAATCAAATACGGATTCACAGAACCAATTTCACAAACACCGCAACAGATACATGTTCCCAACACGGTCCATTCTTTAGTTATGTCTCCATCAACCTGCCGATAGGTTACAAACGCTTCACCGTCCGGTGTTGTTCCTCTATCAATAATGGTAATGGAGGGATCTAATGTTGGTTCGTTCATGGTAACATACCCGTATTATACATCTCCATATTGTACCGTGTCCAATCTCGAATCCAATTCTTTAATTGCTTCAACTAACAATGCTGTTATATTACCATATGCAATGCCGTATCCATCTTCTTCAGAGCCCACCACAACCTCTGGTACAATTTCTTTTACATCTTGTGCAATAAATCCCATATGAGGAGTTTTGGTCTTGTCATAGAGTCGTGTAAACGTCACCCCCTTTAATTGTTTTACTCTATGCAACGCAAACCAGATGGGATGAATATCTGTTTTTACTCGTCTATCAGAAAATGCCGTTACATCATCAGTTGCAAAAATTGCTCCTGATACATGTAATGCATATTGTGGATTACACATATTCACGCCAACATAACCGCTTTGTGTAACGAATAACACACACGATGAACCAGACTGTACAGACAAATTTCCTTGTATCGTCGCAGAACCAGTATAGGGAAATCCATTAAATGCATAAGATCCAGTTAACGCATAACTTGATGAAACCGCAAATACTGCAGATAGTGGAAGGCCAATTGATCTAGTTGATGGACGAGATAGACTTATTAAATATTGTTCTGGATTTTGTAAAATAGTTTTATGTATCTCGTTTTGTAACGTGACATGATAGTGTTCTGGTTTATCAATTACTACCTTAATATCTGGAACATCCAGTATAATATCGTCTGCCATTATCTAGTTACCGCTGGACGAACAATAAATTTACCTTCTAATAATCGTCGAGTATATGAACCAGTAGTACAATAGATATCATACACATACGATCGATCATCTAGAGTAGTTGTTACTGACGAGGATAAATGTACGTATAATGCTCCGGAAACATAAGGAATTATTTTATCAAAATCAAACGCAGCAGATATATCATCACTTTCATGCGTTTCTCGTATCTGGCCGTTAAATGTATAATCCGTAATGTCCAAAGGAGTGTTAGTTCCATCTCGAAGTTGTGTCAATAACTTAAATGTTTCACCTTGTCCGATGGAAAATTCTGTATAGTCTGCCATATATTACCCCGAAAATGAGCAAAGATACTCCTATATAAGTATAACCAATTTAATTGGTTAGTTGATTTTTAACATAAAAAAAGCCCCCATCAAAACATCATGGGGACTTTTATTATCAAATATACAAACTTTAGTAATTTAGGATACAATAATCGGGTTGAATTGTTACGGTTAATTCAGCCAATGAACCATCAGGTTCCCACGCCAAGTCTCCAAATTGGACTTGAGTAATTTGAGCACCCTTGATAATCCATTCTTCAACCTTATCACCAACCGGACCTAGAAGATTCAATGTTAAATCTTTCTTATAAAATTCTAGATATCCGTCGCGGCCGGTTACAGATTCGTGATGTAAACGAACCCATTCCATGACAGCTTGTGCGCCAGATGGAACAATTGGATCATAAAACTTCAATTGCATTGTGCCCCATACCGAGCGTCCCTTTACGAAACGAACAAGGTTAATGTGAGGAACTTTAATTGCTTCTTGTGTTAATTGTGGACGAGCTGCTGCCTTAACAATGTATGAAGGAACGCCATCCATAAACAACATAAACCGATTTTGAACTTTCGGTTCAAATGCCGTAAAAAATAGCTCTTGTTCTTGTATCAAATTTGCCATAATAAAAGCTCCAAATACTTTTCTATAAGTAGAGGATAATGGAAATTTCGGCGGTCCCACGGTGGGACCGCCGAGTTATTTCACGTTATGCAGTGGGGAACACTGCGCCAGTTGGAAGTACGTTGAAATCAAGTAGAATGAATTCAGCGGTCTTCGTTGGTTGTAGATATAATTGACCATATAGAATGTTACGATCAATGATATCTGGGGTATTGTTGGTTTCATCCATAATGACCTTAAATGCGTATAGACCATAACGTTCCTGTACGGATGCGAGATATGGGTTAACGATATTTAAGAATCTATTACGAGTTGCTTCAACATTTTGTTCGAAGACAAGATAACGAGCCGAGCTTGCAATATACTTCTTGACTTCAATGATCAAACGACGAACGTTAATACGATCAAGAGCCGAAGGAACTCGTTGCAATGTCTTTTGACCCCATACAGCAATTCCTTGCTTATTAAAGGATGCAATTGGGTTAATTTTTCCTTCATACAACGTATCACGGGAAGCTTGTGTTAACTTACTCTTAACACCAACTGCGCCCGGTACGCCACCACGATTTAAGCCAGCTGGTGCAAACCACACTTCAGCCACATTGTCGTTATATGCGTATACTTCTGGCATTACAACAGATGGTGGAGCCCATACAATCTTATTCGTGTTCGTATCAAGAATACGAACCCACGGATAGTAGGCTGCGGCGTAGTTTGTATCAACCAGTGTAGCTGTGTTAACTACGGAGTTAACAGTAGCACTTAATTGACATAGATCAACGATGCAGAATGAATCGCCCCGAGTCTCGCACAAATCAATTGCATATTGAGCTACATATGGATGTAGTTCATAAATAATACCCGGTAATACCAAAAGATTGAAATCCCAATCGTCGGCATTGCTTAGTGCATTGATTGCCTTGATAAAGGCTGACGAACCTGCGGATGTTGATGTAGAACAATCAAATCCCTGTGTATTGGTTGTGGTAATGTCACCACCAGTTAAACGAGCAACGTTTGGAGCAAACCCATCAAATCCACCCTGAAATGGTACAACAAACTTACGTAAATTCAAGTGTGCAACATTTGTTAAACTGATTGGGTCTGTACCATCATATTCGTTTGACGGAAGATCTTCCATTGAGAACGCACTACCAACCGTTACTGCATTATTAGGAAGTGGTGCCAAGAAGCTTTGATTCTTCAAATTAGTTGCAGTATAATCAAATCCATAATACTTTTTACTGTCTGGCACGGCACCGGCGCTATATCCATCAACAGAGCCAGAGCGCCAACGTGTAGTAATAAGTTTAGGTGGAAGTACTGTGCCAACTTCGGCAACTACTGGTGAATATACCGCACGGAATCCATAGGGTAGTGCATTGACAGGAACGCCGCGAATACCATCAACCATCTCAATACGAATATATTGACTGTTATTTTTGAAATCACCCTGATAGTAAATTTCGCCGGTTTCAGAGTCGGTATACGGTGCGCTGGAACCAATACGACGAGCAATGTAATTTGCACTATCTGGGTCAATACTCAAATTATCATATTGTTCAAGAACAATAGCTTTAGCATCTGTATCGCTTGCTTCACGAACGATTAGTGCAAATGAGCCATACTCACCAGTGATGGATGACGGCTTAACAGCAGCAATGCAGATTTTAACATCTTTGTTTGATGCAACACCGTCACTCAAAGTATGAACTTTGAATAGGTCGTGAGTAACACCACCGACAGTTTGTGACATAATCCACGGTGTACTTGCATTACTATATGCACTGCCCGAAAAATCAAGAGCGGTGGATGATGTTACAAATGAGAATGAATTAAATGTACTTGCACTGGTAAATGCATCTGGGAAGGTAGCATACATATATGCATTTTTGGTATTTTTTGGATCTGTTCCAAATGCATTATGGAAGAAGTTTGCACTTGCAGAATCTGCTGACAACCCTGATTGCGAAAATGGCGTATCAATATTTCCAGATGCCGAAATATATAATGCAAAACTTTCCGATGTTCCTGCTACAGCTACATCGGTAATACTAACGCCGTCGATATTAGGATGGAAAGCTCCAAGAAGAAACTTTCCGCCTGAACCGGAAATATATAACAATGCTGATTGGTTAACACTACCTTGATATCCATCCAAACCAAGAACACGAACTATCGTTGCAACCCCGGACTCTTGCAAATAGTTCATGACGGTATATCCTAGATAGGAATCCTCATCGGGTACACCGAAACGATTTTGGAATTCATTTTGTGAGCGTACAATGGTTGGGATGAATGCAGGTCCCTTTCCAGATGCTCCAATAAATGCTCCACCAATTTCCGATATACCTTGAGTTAGGAACGATAAATCTCGTTCACGAGTAAATACGCCCGGGCTTACAAGACGTTCTGCCATAGAATCTCTCCACTAAATTACTTTTCTGGTGTTAATTCGCCGGTGCTCAAATCCAAAGATCCAGCACCATATTTATTGAGTAACTTTGTAACCAGATCATTTTCCTGCTTAGCAAGCGTTTCATAAGAATTTAACATTTTTACTTCCTGCTCCCGAATAGAATTCACTTCCTTTTCCAACAAAAATCTAGCCAGTGATATCTGTCCAACTTCTGAAAGTAAATCGGCTATTTTATCACGTAATTCTGTTGATTCTTTTAGTTCCGATTCACTTATTTTAATCTTTTCTGTCATATAACCTCGCTTGCGACTTACAATTGTACTCGTACCATAAATATACTGTTATTTTGGCAAACATCATAATTTTGATACGATTTTCTCTTCGATAACGACTTTTTTTCTTGTAAAACCAATTTTTGTAGTGTTCGTTGGATGCCGTTGTGTATCCAGTGTCCGTTCAGGTAACAAATATGCTTTAGCAGTCATGGTAAATGTACATTTAACCAATCGATCCGAATTTCCTTGAAAATTATTGTCTATTTTATATTCTTGCACAGTTACCAAGAATTTATATCTATTTCGTTCACCCCAATAATCTTCAGTTTCAAAAGAAATCTGTTCTATAAGTTCATTTAATTGAGACATAAATTCTGTCCAGACCACAACCTCATATTGTAAATCGTAGTAGTCTGGAATTATTACTGTGATCAGTTCTTCTGACGGTGTTACACCGTTTTGTACAGTAAATCTATCGTAGGCGTTACGACGATTCCAGCGAGAAGAAAATGTTTGATGATGATATCGGTTGATCGGGTTGTTCATTTTGTTACGTAGTATACTTGTGCGGCGTAATAAAATGAGAGGTAATTGTAATTTTCCCTGCCGATCCCGTAATACACCATCTTTTTGAACCGATTTCCATCGTTCTGGATTCGCGTATAATACAGGAACTACTACGCTAACGTTATTTTGAGTTATTTTGGGTTTGATGCGTTCGTTGATATAATTAACTAATGTTTCATCTATATCATATAAACCAACCCCAATATTTACAAAATTGGTATTCTCAACTTTTGTTTCGTTTGCTCTATTTTCCGCTGCGATAGAATCTGCTTGAGATATTGTTACTTGTTTACCATCTATAGTCATACCTGACGTTCCTCAATATTAAGACCACTGCGGCGAGTGATGTAAGTCTTACAAATGACAGACATATTGTAATCTTCTCTGCTTGCTATTAACTGTTGTTCCTGTACATTAAATATTTCATAATAATTTTCATTATAATGAATAATATCGCCATTTTCTGGATATGTGTCTTGATCTTCTAATACTCGTCGTACAAACCTAAATTCTACTTCCTGTTTAACATCCGGGCCGGCACCGGCTTCTATGCTAGTTGTTATGTCACCATAAGAAACTAACGCATGCAAACGTACTCCATTGTAACGTACCTTTTCCGCAGCCTCTCCATATAAATTTACCTGAGTCTGTTCAACTAAAACTTTATAAAGCGTTACAGTAACATCAATGACTTCCTGAATCAATTCTTTATTTATCCGATTGATAAAATCAAAGTCTCGTCTACTGACAAATTTCGGCATATTATATAGTCTTCCATTTATACTGGTAAACAATTTTTTTCAAAGATGATATTGGATAAGTTTTTCCGTTCAATTTATTGGTAATTATATATAAACCACTGATTTTATTAGACATACCTAACCTATGTAATAAAGTAACGGCACTTTATCAAAAATTTCCTGTGTAGCTTTGGCAATTTCATTTTGTCTCAACATCTGTGCCTTCAATCCAACTTGTTCAAGTGTTTCTCTTAATTCTTTAATCAACATATCTTTTTCTGCGGCTGCTTCTCTTCGAAGAACATCACCGTCTAATAAAATTTCTGCATTGGGAATCGGAATACGTTGATATTTTGATCTAATCATTCCTAAAAGTTCTTTGGCCAATGCCAACGTATATTTGTATATCCACTGCCGACCAATAGAATTAATATTATCATACGAGATATGTTGATACGGAATGTTGGAATAATCAGACACCCTTCCACTTCCCGAAGTAAACATACCACTTTGTTTTTCATTTACTACCATATAATCAAAATAAACTGCTCTATCTTGCCAATCACTTGAAAATTGTGGCGTAAACTCAACAATATTATTTGAAATTGTAAATGAATATGCCGATTTTCGTATCATATCATTTAATTCAATGGCCTGTAAACGTAATAAATCTTCATATGCCGGCATCATGACGAATGTAACTGCCGGAGAATAACCATCAAATCCAAATTCAGACATTAAATTAGTTAATCCAAGTCCCGTGGTCGCAAATGGGTCATAATATCTGGCAATTGCGGGTTTCATATAATGATATATGCGGCGAATTTCAATAGCTTCGCCACTTTCACTAACATCGGCCCACAAAGCTTTTAAATCGTATTTTTGTACATTTGCGGATGCCGATATATAACCTCGCTTAACTTCCACATCTCCACCAGTTTGTGCTTCCACACCATAAACTGAAGACAGCCGTACTATTTGTGGTAATGCAGTTTTTACTACATTCTGTCCAGTTAATGTTGATGAAACTGACATTCCTTGAGCAGCTAACATATTTTCACGAGCCAAAAATTGATTGACTTGTGCTCCATATGCTAAAACCGCTTCTTCAAAGCATGTATAAATATTTTTTTCGGTAAGTTCTACATCAAGTACTGGATACCCAAGTCTATGAGCAACAAAATTTGCTACTTTTGGTGCTTCGGCTACAAAGTCAGCTTCTCCATCAAATATTCCAAAGGGTGTTAAACCCTGAGGATCTCCAGCATCTCCATCATATACCGTTGGTTCTGTTGTTATTGGCATACCTTTGTTATCCCCGATGTTACGTAATATCCCACTATAAATAGATTATTTGTTGTATAAGCGTAACTTATCGGGTAAAAGTTCCATCGGAACTTCGTTTCATCACCCGTGCTTTAAGTCGTTCACTACGTTCGACATATAATTTCTGACCCTCAACAGAACCATATCTATCAACATACCATTGAAGGCTGAAACGACCCTTTGCTTTTTCTCGTTGTTTTGCTTTTGCTTCTTCACTTTGATTACGACCGAACATAGGATTGTTTTTGCCGGAAAATATCTTACTAAGTGTTTTACGTTGCCGTTCCTTAACTTCTGGATTATTAAATACGCCGGCACCACCATGCCCACTATAGGATTCGTTCAATCCGTTCTCTACTGAATCAAACTGACGAATTAACGCCTCTTCTAATATAATAGCTGCTGCTTCATCGGGAGTAGTACAAAGTATTTCTTTAGTGAAATTTTCCCATCCATACTTTCTGATGGATTTATATAAATGAGGTTGTAATTTTTTGGTATATGCACAATGTTTATGATCCTTCAATCGAGTTTTCCAATCCTTTGTTCTACCAATATAAACCTTCCCGTTGGGTGCCGTTAACTTATAAAGTATATGTTCCATAGAATTCTCCTTTTATATACATAGTGAGTTCTAT